GAGATTGCAATGGGTGTATGGTTTTTGACTGACACTGAATCGTTTGTTGGCAATCGTTCACTTCGAAAAAAGCTTGATCGTGATCGTTTGTCAAATGCACCAGAGTGGGTAAGACTAATCAAGAAATTTGATATCGAGCACAATAGCGAAAGTATCGAAAAGTACGATCCTAAGTTTTGGGGAATCTTTAAGCGAGAAACTGATGAGTTGCTTGAAGCTATGGGTATGCACAGCGACGAATACTATAACGGGCCAGCTGATATTCAGTTGGCATTTTAAAGGAGACTACTATGACTAATGATTTTAAATGGAATGTTCATCAAGACCCAGCAAGACTTAATCAAAAGCTGTGGCACGTAACATCTGGGCAAACGCTTAGGACTGTTTGCACTTCTGAAGAAGATGCAATTAAAATGTGTGAAAACTTAAATAAAGATCGTTGGCACCTTGATCGTGGTCAAACACGTCAAGATCGCTGGGGTCATAGTAGTTCGAACATTAAACCCCAGTGGACATTCCAGTTGCAGTGATTTGGAGAAAACTAATGGATAAGCCTAATACACATGGATTTGAAATGGAGGAAAATGAACACGATGTTGTGGATAAGGTTTATTTAGATATTAAGCCTCGTCCACAACTTTCTGATATTGTTATATCACTTAGAAACCAAGCTGGTGAGGAATGGAAATCTAGATGTACCGATCATTTTGCTTGGAAAGCCGCTGATCATATTATTCAACTTGAGCAGATAGCAATAGACGTAAAAGAAGAAAAAGATATTATGTGGAAGTCACTAGCTCGAAAGGACAGACAAATTCTGGAATTAGAAGTAAATAACAAGTTCTTAAAGAAACTTATTAACAACTATCATTTAGAAAATGATGCATTTACCGGAAAGGGTAATATCAATGACTGAAGTATTAAATGAAACCGCTAACAGTGATTCTCGTGATAAGTTTATGGGAATGCTTACATCAGGTGTATGCGAAGTAACCTTTACAAAAGTAAATGGCGATAAGCGAGTTATGACTTGTACTTTGCTAGAAAGTATGATTCCATCTGCTGAAAAAGATGAACCTATTACTCAAAAGAAAGTTCGTGCTGTAAATCCTGAAGTCATTCCATGTTGGGATACGAACGCAGAAGGCTGGCGGTCTTTTCGTGTTGATAGCGTACAGGAATGTAAATATGTTTATCGCCCAAAAGTTTATTCTATGTAAATCAAAATAATCCTTTACAATCTCTTAAAAGTGTGATAGATTAAATCTAACGATAAAGGAGTATACAATGTCTATGCATATGATTCAAGGTGTTCAAGTACATGGCAAATCTAAAATCAAAAAGAAGCCAGGTTGGAAAGCGAGGGAAGCTGAACATCAAGCTTTTTTTGATCGTATGGGTGTGAAAGGAACTAAACAAGATTATCGTCATGAGCGGCCAAAATTTAAAGTTTCAAGAGATCAATTGTCAAATAGTATTGATAATGGTACACTAAAAGAAACGAATAAATATACAGGTAATGAGATTGCTGGTATTGTTGTAACACATAAAAGTAATCTTATGCCAATTCGTAAAGACAACAAACAGGCAGCAATTGATGCGGCGAGTATGCGTAGATGATTTTAGATAAACACGTTATTAAAATAATTACTAATAATGTGAATATGACGGTGCCATATTACCTTATGGCATCGTATGCTTATTATGAAAAAGATGATCCAATATTATCTGATGATTTTTATGATAAATTAGCAAAAAATATTATTAAGCAATGGGACAATATTGAACACTATCATAAACATCTATTGAGTAAAGACATGTTAGAAGCAGGTAGTTATATTGGAAAATATCCAACTATCATCTCAGCGTCCCTCAAGAGCCTAAGAAAGGCCGCTAAGAAATGAATCAGGACGATAGAGACTTTATCATTAATGTAGTTAATCGACTTCTAAAAGCCCCTCATGCAACTCTTACTAATTCTGAAATTGTTAAATTAAAAGGTTTACTTAGAAAATTATGATTACAGTTGAACATAAATATGATCATAGTATTATTACCATTTTAGATAATAATGGAAAAACCGATGATGTTGAAATTATAGTTGACGAAGAACTTTGTTATATTCGTCAATACACTGATGACGATGATTTTAATATTGTGGTAATATCGCCATACATGTTAAAAGAATTAGTAGCGGCATACGATATGGCTGAAGGCTCATATGTCACTGCAGGTAAATCATAAAAAAAAATAAAAAAAATGCGTTTAAGGGTTTACAATGACTCTTATTTGTGTTATTATAGTCATATGTTAAGGAGATAACTATGCTTGAACTTGGTTTACTAGTCAGTGGAATTATTATTACTTCTTTTGTTCTTGGTCGTAGAAATGCAGAAGAAAAAAACGTCGAAGGCATAATTGATCTTGTAATTACTAAACTATGTCATGATGGCTATATTCATTACGAAGAAATGGATGATGGAGATTATGACTTAATCAAAATAGAGGACTTTGATAATGGTAACTCGTAATCTTGGAAAAAAAGTTAAAGCTAAGCAAACATTTTCCCGACGTAAGTCAACTGGATTTGCGGCTGGGCCAATGGGAAACTTTCGTGATTTTAATGATTATTGCCGTACTGATCTTGATAAAAAAGATGTTTCATCAAAAATTAAATCTTATATTAAAATAACTATGCCAAAAGATCAGGCTAAAATCGCCATTGAAGCGCCTGAATGGGCTTTTACTTCTATACCTTTTGTAGCAGCTACTATTGCATGGAAAGAAATGGGTAAGGAATTTCCAGTATGGTGGAAAGCTGAAGATTGCTTAAATCGTCATATGAAAGAAATCCTAACTCGTGGCGAAAAAAATATTGCTCGAAAAGCTGAACTTGGTGATGATACATCGCCTCAAAGAAAAACTATACAGGAAATTTTAAAAGAAAAAACATCAGAATTTATTGCCCAAGTTGAATATGTTCTTGATCAATATGATCCTAAAAATCATAAGGAATGCATGAACTATTCACTCTATGATGAATTAAAAAAAGTTGATGCTGCAAATAATACAGCCAAAGCTGTTTTGGATTACTATACACCTATTCGTAATGAAGCAAAAGAATTAGTTGAAGATAAAACCGAAGATTTGGTCGAAGCATTTTCATATCTTTCCGTTTCAGAACGTAAAAAATATTTTGAATTTCTCAATCAACTCGTAAATGATGCTGATAAATTCATGGCATCAAAAAAAGCATTGCGAGCTACTCGTAAGCCAAAGGTTAAAACTGCAGATAAACAAGTTGAAAAACTCAATTACGCAAAAGAGTCAAAGGAGTTTAAGCTTACTTCAATTCATCCAGCTTCTATAATTGGGGCAATGCGTTTATATACCTTTAATGTAAAATACAAAGAGCTAACAGAATATGTATGCCAAAAATCTATTGGTTTTGAAGTAAAAGGTACTACTATTCTAGGCCTTGATGCTGATCTTTCACGTAGCACTAAACTTCGCAAGCCAGATGATTTTATAAAAGCAGTTTTAACGAAATCTGCAAATCAAATTAGAAAAGAATGGTCTGAGCTCACGACTAAAACTAAAGATGAAGTAAATGGCCGCATCAATAAGGATACAATCCTTGTTAGAGTTATGGCTAAATAGAAAGGATGGTTATGCAAGAAGAAGTTAAGTTTATGAACAGAGCCAAGTTTGGTAAGTTAATTGAAGAGCAAGTTGTTGATAAAAAATTATCATATATGGAAGCTGTTATTGAGACATGTACCATCACTAATATTGATCCACAAGATGTAAAAAAGTTTATATCAAATGTGATTCGAGAAAAAATTGAAGCTGAAGCAATGAGTCTTAATTTTTTACCAAAGCAAAATGAATTGCTATTTGAATGATACGATGGTGGGATTATGTAGTGATATACATATTTGCAGATATACTTTCGTATATTGTAATTAATCTTTCTAGCAGCCTTATAATCGTGGCGGTGATGTTCTTAAATGCTTATTATTTTTGGGAATGGTATTGTGCTTTAAGGAGTAATCATGAGCAATGAAGAAATAAATGAATTTATTAAAATGTTTAAAGGAGTATTGCCCGATCCAGACAACTATCCAGTAACTTTTGACTACTATTATCAACTATACAAACACACAAAGGGAAATAAAAATGCTTGAACTTATTATGATTTTCGGTCTCTTCACAAACGATAATGCAGAGTTTTTTGCGGCGGGTGAAGTTAATAAAGCGGCCGGTTTGAAGTGGGAATACGTTGGTTCTCAGCCAGTACCTGAAGGACACGTTGCAATTCCATCAGTCAATCCTGACACTGGTAAAGAAACGGTTATTTTTGTTAGAAAATAATATAAATAAAGGTATACTTCATGTCAAAAATGTGGTATAATAATTCAGTTAATACAAAACATAATTCAGCAAATATAAGGAATACAATATGTCTTTTGCAAATCTAAAACGGAACCGTGGCCAAATTGATAAACTTGTGGCAGCAGCAGAATCTGCTGGCGGTGCTAAAAACAAATACACAGACGATCGTATTTGGAAACCTACAGTCGATAAACAGAATAACGGTTATGCTGTTCTTCGTTTCCTCCCAGCTACAGAAGGTTCTGAGTTGCCTTGGGTTCGTTATTGGGATCATGGCTTTAAAGGCCCAACTGGTAAATGGTACATTGAACGATCACTTACATCCATTGGACAAGATGATCCAGTCGGTGAAGTCAATAGCCGTCTTTGGAATAGTGGTGTTGAGTCTGATAAGACAATCGCTCGTAACCAAAAACGTCGTTTGCATTATGTATCAAACGTTCTTATCGTATCTGATCCAGGTAATCCTGCCAACGAAGGTAAGGTATTTCTCTATCAATATGGTAAGAAAATCTTTGATAAACTAATGGATGCTATGCAACCAGAATTTGCAGATGAAGAACCAATCAATCCATTTGATTTTTGGACTGGTGCTAACTTCAAACTAAAAATTCGGGATGTCGAAGGTTATCGCAACTATGATAAATCAGAATTTGCTTCTCAAGAGACGCTTTCTGAAGATGATGCAAAACTTGAAGGTCTTTATAATTCAATGCATGATTTGGCTGAGTATACTGACCCTACTAAATATAAGTCTTATACAGAGCTAAAAACTAAATTGATGAGTGTACTTGGAGAAGCAGCAGTTGCTGGAGCTCCCACAGTAGCCCAAGAGCGTAGCCTTGGAGAAGAAAAAGTAGCGACACCTATTAAATCGGCTCCTGAACCTGCAATGAGTGCTGTAGCTAGTTCAGATGATGATGACGATATTATGTCGCATTTTGCTAATTTAGTTAACGATTAAATATAACTATATAACTGAGAAATGCCGGCTTAATTGTCGGCATTTTTTTTTAATTCTTCCATTTAGGTCCTAGCATCCAATTAAACCAACCTGCTTCAGGATCAGTTGAACCTTGAGATGCAGCAACATAATTATTTGTAGTATACATCGCGCCGGCTTCTACTGCTCGGTCTCGCCTCTCCCCCGCCGCAACTTCTAGCATCTTTGCATTCATCGCCGCCTGCTCATCAATCAGTCTATTTAGTGCTTCCGTCCTTTCCCGCTGGAGTTGGTTTGCATCAGCAGCTACTTCTTTTGCAAGTCTTCGAACAAGATCAGGATTAGGTCCTTCTCGTCTAGCTAAATGTGGAGACATACCATAATCCCGGTACCCTTTTGCTTTTTCTAAATTTGCTAAAGTCAAAGAACGTCTACCCAGTTTAGTCCCATCCATAGACGCACCACTAAGTTCAGCTGGCAAATTCATTGGATCGGTTAACGCAGCCAGCGCTTCTGCTTCAGGATCTGGTAGTAATCCTGCTAGTTTTAATATCTTTTCACCACCTGGAACTATCATGGCAGCATTTATTATCATTTTTTTAATCGCTTCACCACTTGGAATAATACTTACAATTGAATCTATTAATCCAGATATTGAGTTTGTAAGTGATCCTATTATATCAAAATCTTTAAGTGGATCAAATTCAGCAATTTTGTTTGGAATAGTATCAGTGAAGAAACATTTAACCGCTTCAAATTTTTCAGTAATAAATTCCATTGGATCAAAATCAGCATATGCTTTTTTCCATTCTTCCATCTTCTCTGGAATTGTTGTAGTAAAGAAGTCTTTAACTGCTTCCCATGCTGGATCAACAAGAGCTGTTAAACTAAATTCTTTTAATTTTTCAGCAATACCTTCAAATCCTAATTTTTTAAGTAGCCATGCCGGAAGATCAATAAATATAGCATCTATTGCGTCTGTAAATCCTTTAATAATACCTTTTACGCCGCCTTCAATACCATTTGTTAATTTCTTAAGAAAGCCTGCTTCATCATCTTTTGTAAATCCTTGGTAAAATCCTGTTACAAAATCTATTATACCTATGAATATTCGAGTAAGTGGAGCCATTACAACTGACATTACATAGCCAAATGGCTTAAGCAAAGGTTTCATAAATTTAAATATTTTATTTAAAAATCCTAGTATACCAGTTCCAGCTTCTGCTCCACCAGCTCCACCGCTTAATGTTCCTATTACACTTTTTAATTTTTCACCTATATTAGCAGCACCTTCTGGCATTTCAAATTTAATACGTGGGATGTTATCAAAAAACGTACCAATAGATGATTTAATGTCTGCAATTTTACTACCCATATCAAATTTTAGATTATCTCCTACAAATGTCTTAGTGCTATCAAAAAATCCGACAACACCAGTTTTAATAGCTGTAATTCTATTTGTAAAAGCTTCTGGTAATGTTAACTTTTCTGTTACCATTTTTCCAGTGCTATCAAAAAATCCGACAACACCAGTTTTAATAGCTGTAATTCTATTTGTA